TGGCTCTCGAAAACGGTACGGGTTAGAAGTTTTTGCAGGTCAGTACGTATTTCGGCCTGTGTGGGCCGCTGGGGCGATGCCGTGACCTGCGGCAACGTTGAACCCGTTTCGTCCGCTTATGACGCCTCTACGGGGCCTGTGTGGAACAGGGTTCAATGAAGATCATTCATGCAGGTCAGGGGTTCCTTTCGTAACGAATCACGAGTACGATGGAAAGCATGAGGAGCACATGCGAGACCTGCGGAGAGACCCTGCCGATCCAGCGCGCCGGGCGGCCGCCGAAGTACTGCTCCTCGCCGTGCCGCCAGGCCGGATACCGGGCCCGCAAGCGCCGCCAGCTGCCCCCTGAGATGGTCGCGGCCGACCGGTGGGTGGCCGCCGAAGGCAAGCGCCCGATGACCGCTGACGGCCGCGCAGCGTCCTCGACTGACCCGTCGACGTGGGGCCCGCGCGCCGGTGTCGCAGACGGGCCGAACGGCTTCATGCTCGGCGCGGGCTTCGCCTGCATCGACCTCGACGGATGTGTGGGCGTCGACGGCCGGGTAGAGCCGTGGGCCCGGGCGATCCTGGCAACGGTGCCCGATGCGTTCGTCGAGCGCTCGGTCAGCGGCCGGGGTCTGCACGTCTTCGGCCTGCTTCCCGAGGGACCGGGCCGCAACCTCGGGCGCGCCGAGTACTACTCCAAGTCCCGATTCATCCGCGTCACCGGCAACGTCCACCGACAAGGTGTGCTCGTCGCACTGTCGCCGGCCATCGCCGAGATCCACCGCCAGCACGCAGCTGGCCAGATTCCCCAGCGCCGAGGCGCTGCCCGAAGGAGGGCGGCCGCCGCGGCGTAATGACCGCGTCAGGAGGTGCCCCATGCCCGGACCGATCCCGAAGCGCTCCGACCAGCGGCGCCGCCGCAACAAGGACGACGGGCCGACCCCACTGCGGGCCGCCGGCTCCGGGGCGGTGAAGCCCCCGGCCGAGGACCGGTCGTGGCATCCGGCGGCGAAGCGCTGGTTCCGCGCCCTCAAGCACTCCGGGCAGTCCGTCTTCTACGAACCCTCCGACTGGGCGTACGCGCAGCTGGCCGCCGATCTGCTCACCGAGGAGATGGCCATGGAGAAGCCGCGCGCGGCGACCATCGGCCTGGTGCTGTCGATGATGGACAACCTCATGACCTCCGAGGGCTCCCGCCGGCGAATCCGCGTGGAGCTCCAGCGCCCCGGCCTCGACGACGCCGATGGCGCCGCGACGGTCTCGATGCTCGAGAAGTACAAGAACGACCTGGCCGGCTGATCCGCCCGCCGCGCGGAGGTGATGACGACCATGGTCGCCGCCGCCGAACGCCTGGAGACCCTGCCCGAAGGACTACCGACGCTGACGCTGGGCTGGGAGGCCCTGGCCTGGGCCGCGAAGTACCTGCGCCACCCCAACGGCATCCGCGCAGGCAAGCGCTGGCAATTCACCCGCGAGCAGGCCCGCTTCATCCTCTGGTTCTACGCCGTCGACGAAAACGGCCGCTGGCTGTACTACCACGCCGCCCGCAGGCTGGCGAAGGGCTCGGGGAAGAGCCCGTTCGCCGCCGTGCTGGCGCTGATCGAACTCCTGGCGCCCGTCCGTTTCAGCCACTTCAACCCGGACGTCCTCGGCGGCTGCATCGGCAAGCGCGTCCACATGCCGTGGGTACAGATCGCCGCCGTCTCCCTCGACCAGACCGAGAACACCATGCGCATGATCCGCGCCATGGCCTCCAAGAAGGCCGCCCCGCAGCTCCACGCCGACTACGCCCTCGACGTCGGAAAAACACAGATCAACGTCGAGCCAGCCGGCAAGCTCGAAGTCATCACCTCATCATCGGCCACCGCCGAAGGCGCGGAAGCCAGCTTCGTCATCGGCGACGAGCTCGAGCACTGGACCGCGGGCAACGGCGGCACCGAACTCCACCGCACGCTGCTCGACAACCTGTCCAAGTCCGGCTCCCGCATGCTGGAGACCCTCAACTCCTGGACCCCCGGCAGCGGCAGCGCCGGCGAGGAAACGTTCGACTCCTGGTGCATGCAGGAAGACGGCCTGACCAAGAACGAGCTCAAGATCCTCTACGACTGCCGCCAGGCCCCACCGGACACCGACATGGCCGACGAAGCCAGCCTGCGCGCCGGGCTGGAATGGGTCTACGCGGACTGTCCGTGGGTGGACATCGACTGGATCATCACCCGCATCTGGCACCCGAAGGCGCGTCCGGACGACTCGAAGCGCAAGTACCTGAACTGGCCGGTCGCGTCGGTCGATGCGTGGGTGGATCCGAAGGACTGGGCGCAGATGACGGCACCGACCCGCCAGCTCATCGATGGCGAGCGCGTCGTGCTGTTCTTCGACGGCTCGCTGTCCAACGACCACACGGCCCTCGTCGGCTGCTGCATGTCCGACGGGCACGTGTTCACCGTCGGGGTGTGGGCGCCGCCCGAAGGAGGCACCGTCGACGTGGAGGCGGTCGATGCGGGGGTTGCCCGCGCGTTCGACCGGTTCGACGTCGTCGCGTTCTGGGCCGACGTCCGCGAGTGGGAGTCGTTCGTCAAGGTCGACTGGCCCCAGAGGTACGGCGACGGCCTGCGGCTGTGGGCGTCGCCGAAGGCCCGGCATCCGGAGCCGATCGCCTGGGACATGAGAGGCAAGGACTTCCTGTTCACCCAGGCGTGCGAGCTCGCGGCCGCCGAGATCATGCAGCACACGTTCACCCACGACGGCGATTCGCGTCTCGTGGAGCACGTCCGCAATGCGCATCGCTATCCCGGCCGGTACGGCGAGAGCGTCCGCAAGGAATCGAAGAAATCCAGCCGGAAGATCGACGCGGCGGTCTGCATGATCGGCGCCCGCATGGTCTACCGGCTGGCCAAGGACGACCCGGCGGTCAACGCCGCCCCGGTCAACGATGAAGCGATGTTCATCTAAGGAGGTGCGTCACGCATGAATGAAGGACAGGCCCGCGAGGCCGTACGGGCCCTGCTCGTCGAGCACGCCGCCCAGCGGCGACGCTACGATACGATCGACCGCGCGGTGCGCCCGTGGTCGGACGCCGAAGCCGCCCGCCGCATGGACGTGCAGCAGGGCAAGAACTTCCACCGGCACCTCAAGATCGCCAAAATGTCCCAGACCCCGTTCCTGGGGCTCGTGCTCGACACCTACGGGCAGAGCCTGAAGGTCGACAACTTCTTCTCCTCGGGCGCCAAGCAGGCGCCGGCGTGGCAGTGGTGGCAGACCAACCGCATGAACGCCCGCCAGACCGGGCTGCACCGCGCGGCCCTGGAGTACGGCACCGCCTACGCCTCCGTCCTGCCTGCCGCCGGCGGCGCGGCGCGCATCGGAGTCCACTCGCCGCGGCGCATGGTCGCCTTCTACGGCGAGCCGTTTGCGTGGCCCGGGGAAGGAAGCCCCAGCAGCGAGGAATTCCCGATCATCGCGCTGGCTATCCAGGGCCGCCACATCCGCTTGTACGACGAGAACAACGTCTACTACTTCGGCGCCGAGCACGTCCCCGGTGACCCGCTCGCATGGGACTCGTCGTACTACCTCGCCGACGCCAACTTGCCGTATCTCGAGGCCCGTCCCCACGGTGTGGGCGTCGCGCCCATCGTGCGGTATCAGGACCGGATGATGGCCGATGGCGAGGAAACCCGCGGCATCATCGAGCATCTGCTTGCGCTGTCGGATCGCATCGACAGCACGAACTACCAGCAGGGCATCGCCCAGTACTGGAGCGCGTTCAAGCAGCGCTACGTCCTCGGCTGGATGCCGAAGACCGAGCAGGACGCGATGCGGCAATCCGCCTCCGACACCTGGTTTTTCGGCAACAAGGACGTCAAGGTCGGCCAGTTCGACTCCACGGACCTTGCCCAGTACACCGAGTCCCGCGGGGCTACGATCCGCGACCTCGCGGCAACCGCGCAGGTGCCGGCCCAATCGTTGGGCGCCAACGCGATCAGCAACATCTCCGCTGATGGCCTCGCCGCGCTGGAAACCTCGAAGGACCGGAAAGCCTCCGAGATCCAGACGTCGCTGGGCGAATCCCACGAGCAGCTGCTCCGTCTGTGCGCGCACATCACCGGTGACGGTGACGGTGCCGCGGACTTCGGTGCGGAGGTCAAGTGGGCGGAGACCTCCTCCCGGTCCTTCGCGCAGACCGTCGACGGCCTCGGCAAGCTCGCCTCACTTCTCGGCGTGCCCAAGGAGGAGCTGTGGGCGGATATCCCGGGCTGGACCCGCGAGCGGGTCGATCGGGCGCTGTCGCGCGCCGCCACGCTCCCGCAGGAAGCCAGCGGCCTTTTCGACCCGGCTGAGGAAGCCGTCGCCCCAGAGATCACCTGACCCGGCCGGCGAAGAGTCGTTGAAATGTAGGAGGTGCCGACGTGAAGGACAGTGAGAAGCGCATGCGCCGCGAGATCGCGGCCATCGTCACCGACCACGGCATCCCCACCGACGTCGACAGCGCCAACCGCCTGTCCACGCGGCTCCATCCGGTCGTCCAGAAGTACCGCGGCGACTACTACCGCCACGACGTCACCCAGATGGGCGCCGATATGAACGTCCTCGGGCTGGAGGTGGCCCCGGCGGAAATGCGCGACTACCCTCCTCACGCCACCCACGACGCGGTGATCCGCGCCATCGGCATGGGGGAAAAGCCGAGCAACATTGAGTTGGAGCTCGTCGACGACGTCACCCGCGCGCTCATCACGCAATCGGTACCGGCGTTCGCGTTCCCCGACCACCCGGGCGCGATGGACAAAGTCATCGCTCGGGTGTCTTCGACGCTGCTGCGGCACGCCCGCAAGGCCGGCCGCGACGCCATCGCCGATACCGCAAAGCTTGGCAGGGTCCGCGACGCGGCACTCAAACGGCCGGTTGGCGCACGGATCGGCTACGCCCGTGTCATGTCCGGTCGCGAAAACTGCGCGTTTTGCGCCATGCTCGCCTCCCGTGGCCCCGTCTACACCGAAGACACGGCCACTCGCCGCAAGGACGGGAACCGGTACCACGACGGCTGCGACTGCCGTGCGGTTCTCGTTCTCGAAGGGCAAAAGTGGCCCGGGCAGGAGGAGTACCTGCGACTTGAGCAGAGGTGGAGGAAAGCGACGGGGGATCTCTCCGGCGCTGACATGTGGGAGGCATGGCGGCTTGACCATGATTCCGGCATCCCCGGCGTCGTGCTCCGCGCTCCACGGCGGGATCGCGCGCTGATGCGCACCGCCCCATACTTCCGCGATGAACCTCTGCCTAGGTCTAATCAACTCGTCAAGCATTCGATCTGGGGATGGAGGCCCAAACATGGTCCGGTCACAGCGGAGACAGCGCGGAATGGGCATTCCTTCGACTCGATACGTGAGAAGGGCACGTTCTTTCCGAAACGGTGGACGGACCAGGACATCGCCGATGCGATTACCGCGACGATGGAAGATCCTTACCTGGTCGAGTCCGGCCAGGTGCGGCGTATCGCCTACCGTGAGATCGATGACGTAATGGTCGCCGTCGAGTGGGACTACAACCAAGGCCGGGCCAAGATCAACACGGCCTACCCCGTCTACGGGGCTGGCGTGCAGAAGTACGAGAAGGCCACAGGGAATCGCATAGACTGGGAAATGGACGCAGAAAAACAGATGAAGAAGGCAAGGAGGCCGAGTCTTGATGAAAACTGAGCAAGCCATCATCGAATTGCTCGCGCTTCCGCAGCTTGCGGATTCGCCAGCCCGTGGCCGCTTCACATCTGGGGAAACGGCCGACGCCGCGTCGTATCTCGCGGAAGACATCGCGGAAGCCCGCGTTCGGATTTCCGACGAACAACGTGACGGGCTTCTCGCCGGCATCGAAGAGTACGCAGACGGCGACCGCGACCTTTTCGAGGCGTATGCGCGCCTGCTGAATCCCGAAAACTGGGAATAGCCATGTAGAAGCCACAGCCGCGGGGTGCGAGTCCCCGCCATGGCACTGCCCCGCACCACACCCGTGGTGGCGGGGTTTTCTTATGCCCGAATACTGACCGATCGCCCTGGAGGGATCATCATGTCGGAGGAAAACACCGCCACCGAGTCCACCAACGAGGTGGCAGCCAACGAGGCCCAGGAGGCCGAGAAGGCATCCGAGGAACGCACCCCGGAGTCCTACATGGACGAAATCCGCAAGCTGCGCGAGGAGTCCGCCTCCATGCGACGCCAGCGCAACGAACTGCGCGCCGACGCCGAGGCGTGGCGCGAGAAGCAGGACGCGGAGAAGTCCGAGCTCCAGCGGCAGCAGGAGCAGCGAGCCGAGCTCGAGGCCAAGCTCGCCGACACCGCCGCGGAGAACACCCGACTTCGCCTGGCCGCCAAGTACGGCATCGCCGAGGAGAACCTCGACTTCCTGGGCTCCGGTAGCCCCGAGGAGATCGAGGCCCGCGCCAAGCGCCTGTCCGAGCTGCAGCAGTCCCAGATCGAGAAGCCGCCGTCCAACGTGCCGGTGGAACAGCTCGGCGGACCCCGCCCCAAGCAGGACGAGACCCCGGATAACGCGTTCCCTCCCAGCTGGCCCGTTTAGCGCCAGCACCAACCCATCCACTTCCCGTTGAAGGAGGAAGACATGGCCACGCCCATTCACTTCACCCCGGCGACGAACATCACCGCCAAGGCGGCCGAGGCGCTCACCCAGGGCACCTTCGTCGTCGTCTCGGCCGAGATGGACGGCCGGAACCCCGTCGTCAAGCCCGCCACCGCCGACGCCATCGCGCTCGGCGTCGCCGCCCACGACTGCGCCGCCGACGACTACGTCACCATCTACCGCATCGGCGTCTACGAGCTCGCCGCCTCCGGCACCATCGCCGCCGGCGACTCCGTGTCCACCGCCGCGGCCGGCAAGGCCGCCAAGACCGCCGCCGGCCCCGTCGCCGGCATCGCACTGACCAAGGCCGCCAACGGTGTCGTCACCGTGGCGCTGAAGTAAGGAGTAACCAATGGCACGAGACCCGATGTTCCCGCTCGGCGCCCCCGAAGTCCGGGACGGCGCGATCACCATCGACATGATGCTCAACGAGCCCACCCGCATCGACAACTACGCGGCCCGACTCGTCGAGCGCGACCTGCTCACCCAGGTCATTTTCGGCAACGTCACCACCTCCGGCGGCGCCCTGCTGTTCGACCAGCTCGTCAAGAACGAGGCCACCGCCACCGACAAGCCCGGCGTCATCGCGCCGGGCGCCGAGTTCCCGGTGCTGCACACCCCGGACGGCGAGCCGATGGTCAAGCGCGTCCAGAAGACCGGCGGAAAGTTCGGCATCACCGACGAGGCCCGCAACCGCAACGACGCGGTCCTTCTGCAGCGCAAGATCTCGCAGGTGGCCAACACCATGGTCAAGGACCTCGACGAGCGCGGCATCAAGGCGCTCTCCGATGCGCTGACCGTGCTCGATGATCGGGCCCTGACGGTCGCTTCCGGCGGCTGGGCGGCGGCCGCCGGCGTCCAGGCGTCGGCCAAGACCGCGAAGACGGGCGAGGGCGAGCTGATCAACAACCTGCTCGACGCGCAGCTGAAGATCCAGGAGACCGAGCTCGGCTACAACCCGGACGTCCTGATCCTGAACCCGGCCGACGCGAAGAACCTCAAGCTGGTCTTCGGCGTCGCCAACTACCAGGAGATGCTGTCCACCTTCGGCCTGACGCTGCACACCACCACCGCCCAGCCCGCCGGCGAGGGCCTGGTGCTGCAGTCCGGCATGGTCGGCGTCATGGGCGTCGAGTCCCCGATCTCCACGGAGACCTGGCGCGACGCCTCGGTGCAGACCACCTGGTCTCAGACGTGGGCGACCGTCGCGTTCGGTGTCACCGACCCGATGGCGATGGTCAAGCTCACCAACCTCGGGGCGTAATCATGTTCGCCACCGTCGATGAAGTGCGCACACGGTGGCGGGGATACCCGGCCGGTCTGGAAAACGACACGGTCGAGGCTCTGCTGTCCGACGCCGCGGTGTGGCTGCGGGCGATGTTCCCGGGGATCCCGGAAACGCCGCCGGAGTCGCTTTCCGGCGTACTGCGGGTCGTCTCCGCGGCGATGGTCAAGCGGGCGCTGCTCGCTGACGGCGCCGAGGGGCTGTCCCAGCAGCAGGCGACGGCCGGGTCGTTTTCCTACTCCCAGTCGTACAGCAACCCAAACGGGGCGCTGTACATCACGGGACAGGAGCGGGCGATGCTCGAAGCCGCGCTTGATGACGCTGGGGCCAACGGCGCCCGGAGCATGGAGGCCGGCGGATGGTAGGCCCAAGGTTCGCGCTTCTCTACACCGTTACGAAAATCCGGCCGGGTGCCACGGTTATCAACGAGCACGGCGATGAAACCACCACGGCGGAGGTCACCGAAGAGGTGGCCGCCGCGGGGTGGGCGGAGCCGTCCGACGTCGACAAGTCGACTTTCACCGCCCCCGCCCATTACGAGTACGCCCTGGACCTCTACGCCGACGCCGGCCACATCGTGGTCGGTGATCACGTCGAGGTCGACGGCACCCGGTACGAGGTCATCGGTCGGTCGAACTTCGACCACGGGCCGTTTGGCTGGGCTCCGGGGCTCGACGTCATCAAGCTGGGAAGGAGCACCGGGTGAAGATCAAGTGGAACATGGCCGCGTTCAAGGCCATTCGCTTCGACCCCACCGTCGTCGGCGTGATCAACAACGCCGCCGCGAAGATCGCGGCTGCCGCCGGCGACGGCTACGAAACCGGCGCGTACTCCGGGACCAACCGCCCGCGCGCCTCGGTGATCACCGCGACGTACAAGGCCCAGCGCGACAACGCCAAAAACAACACCCTGGCCAGGAGCATCGATGCGGCTCGATGACCCCCAGGCAACCACCGCACTTCGCCAGCTGCTGCTGAAGCTCGTGGAAGGAATTCCCATCTCCACGCAGCTGCCCCGCGAGGTGACGGTCCCGCGGATCCGAATCGAGCGCGTCGGCGGCAAAGACGAAAACCGAGTCACCGCCTCGCCCCGCTTCGCGATCCAGATCTATGCCGCCGACGGCCCCGCCGCCGAGAGGATCACCGGCCAGCTCGCACTCGCACTGCTCGAAGGCGAGTGGCCCGGTACCCGCACCGCTGCAGGCCACCGCCTGCGCGGTTGGGAGGAGGAGTCCGTCATGAGTTTTCCCGACCCTGACCGCACGGATCTCGCCCGATGGCAGATCCTCGGCCGCCTGCGCATCTCCAAGCTGCGCCCGGCCTGACCACCACCTGAATCACACGAAGCCCCGCCGAAGCCGGCAGGGGCTTTTCTCATGCCTTAGGAGGCAATCATGGCCGATACCGGTCTCATCACGTCCATCGACGCCGGCCGCTCCGGCACCGCGTTCCGCTCCACCCGCCGCGTCGAAACCCTGCCCGAAACCGCCGTCGACGACCTGGAGGCCACCCTCGTCGACCTCGGCATCGTCGCCGAGTCCGGCGTCACCCACGCCACCAACCGCGAGACCGACGACCGCAAGGGCCTCGGCGGCGACGTCGTCTACACGCTGCAGACCTCCGTCGACAACACCATCGTCCTGACCCTGATGGAGTCCCAGAACGCCGAGGTCCTGCGCACCGTCGTCGGCGACGACAACGTCCTCGTCGACTCCGCCACCGGCCACGTCACCGTCCGCCACAACAAGGCGAAGATGCCGCGCTGCACCTTCGTCTTCGACTTCCTCATCGACCAGGGCCTCAAGCGCTCCCTCGTCGAGGTCGGCCAGGTCATCACCGTCGGCGACGTCGTCAACACCTCCACGGAGATCATCCAGTACGAGGTCACCATCAAGTGCTTCGCCGGCCCCCGCATCGACGGCGACTTCATGCGCGACTTCTACGCCTACACCGACGGCGCCATCGCCCTCGGCGTCGCCACCGGCATGCTCCCCGACGCCACCGAGGGCACCGAGTACGGCTACCAGCTCCGCGCCTCCGGCGGCACCGCCCCGTACTCCTGGACCGCCGTCGGCGAGCTGCCCACCGGCCTGACCCTGTCCACCACCGGCCACCTGTCCGGCACCCCGACCGTCTCCGGCGAGCAGCAGGTCACCGTCAACGTCTCCGACGAGAACGGCATCACCGCCCGCAAGACGCTGACCCTCCACATCAAGCCCACCGGCGGCGAGCCGGGCGCCTAACCACCGCCCACCCCACAAGCCCGCCCCTGCCGTCGTCACCCGCGACAGCAAGGGCGGCCCACAAACTTTCTCAGGAGGAACCCCCATGGCCACCCGCCAGCTCATCCCCGCCCACGACCCGCGCGTCATGGTCACCATCGAGGTCCCCGTCGAAGGCCGCAAGAAGCCCCTCGTCTTCACCGCCAAGCGCTGGGAATTCCAGCCCGAGCAGCTCATCGACGACTTCCAGGAACACCTCTCCTCGGCCGTCGACCCCGAAACCGGCAAGCTCGCCGAAGGCCGCAAGGCCGACGAGATGCTCATCGACTGGTGGCTCGACACCCTCGATCTCGCCGACGCCGACGAGCTCAAGAAGCTCACCGTCGGCGAACGTGAGCAGCTCTGGAACATCTGGCGCGCCGAATCGGAAATCGACCTGGGGGAATCCGAGGCCTCCTAGCAGCACTGGAGGCCGACCCCGAACTGCGGACCGCGCTGACCCTCGACCTCCTCGAGCTCGGCCGATCCATCCACGACATGGGCACCACCGCCCTGTCCTGGATCGAAGTCCGCACCCTGCTGACCGCCACCAGATACGGCTCCTACGTCACCGAACACCGAAGCCCCGGCACGAGCCTGCTCTCCCCGGAAATGCGCGTCATGACCGCCATCGCCGACGCCACCCGCGCCGCCAACTGGCAACGCACCGGAGACCGCAACGCCCCCAGGCCACCGCCCATCTGGCAGGAGATCTACCCACCCCAACCAGAACCCGCCGACGAGGAAGCAAACGACCGAATGGTCGAAGCAACCCCCGAGGCATTCGCCCGCATCCGCGCAGAAATCGCCGCCAGGCGCAAAATCGCCGTCCCCGCCGACGGCCCGCGCGAATAACCCGAGGAGGTCCCCATGGCCGAGGAACTCGCCGTCGTCTACGTCCCCATCGTCCCGGAAACCTCCAAGATCGCGCCGGGCGTGCGCTCGGCGTTGGGTGGGGCGGCGAAGTACGCGGAGCGCGACGGCGCCGGGATCGGTTCGAAGCTGTCGACGGGCATCGGCAAGACCCTCAAGACCGGTGCGGTGGCCACGGGCGCCGCTGTCGCCGGCGTGCTCGGCGCCGCGATGACCAAGGGCTTCCAGCGCCTGACGGCCATCGACTCCGCGGAGGCGAAGCTGTCGGGTCTGGGGCACACCGCCGGCGGCGTGGCGTCCATCATGGACGATGCGTTGGCGGCCGTGAAGGGCACGGCCTTCGGCCTTGGCGATGCGGCGTCGGCGGCTGCGTCGGCCGTCGCGTCCGGTGTGAAGCCCGGCCAGGATTTGCAGCGCACGCTGAAGCTCATGGGCGATGCCGCGGCGATCGCGGGCACCGACCTGGGGTCGATGGCGGGGATCTTCAACAAGGTCGCCGCCTCGGGGAAGCTCCAGGGCGACGTGCTCGCCCAGCTCGGCGACGCGGGTATCCCGATCATCCAGCTGCTGGCCCAGGAGATGGGCGTCACCGCCGGAGAGATCACGAAGCTGGCGGCGGAAGGCAAGATCGGCTTCGACGAGCTCCGCAATGCGATCGAGACCGGCATGGGCGGCGCCGCGCTGGCGGCGGGCCAGACCTTCTCCGGCGCGATGGACAATGCGGGTGCCGCCCTCGGCCGCCTCGGCGCGGCCGCGTTGGAGCCGTTCTTCGACGATGCCCGCGATGGCGTCGTCGGCTTCACCGGAGTCATCGATAATCTCACCGACCGCGTCGGCCCGGCCGCGCAGGCGCTGCGGGACTGGCTTGGCCCGGCGGCCGGTTCGGTCGTCGGTTTCGTGCGTGATCTGCGCGCGGAGGCGACGTCGCTGGGCCCGGTCATGTCCAACACGACCTCGACGTTCTCGCTGCTGCTGGATACGGCGTTGTCCCTGGCTCCGTCGATCGCCACGATCACCACGGAGCTGCTCAAGGTCACCGGCGCGATCTCCATCGCGACGTGGCAGACGCTGCTGTCGGTGCTCACCGGCACCGCGGCGGTTGCCGATGCGACGCTGGTGCCGGCTCTCAATGTCCTCGCCGGGGTGCTGGAGTCGTCGGAGCTCGCGTCGCTTGCCTTCGGTGCGGCCTTGCTGGGCCTGGTCAAGGGCAAGGCGATCCTCGACGGCTTCGGCAAGGTGTCCAAGCCGCTGGCGACGGCGGCGACGACGCTGCAGGACTACGCCGGCGCACTCGGGGAGGTCGGCTCCAACGTCTCTTCGGTGTCGCGGGCGCACCCGGAAATGACCAAGCTTGGCATCGCGACGAAGCTGCTCGGCGACAACGGGCAGACGGGATTCGCTCAGATCACCGCCGGCGCGGACTCGGCCCGCCAGCGCGTCACCGCCTTCGGCGAAGCCCACCGGTTGGCGGCGACGCAGGCCAGGGCTCAGGCGCTCGCCGCGACCGACGCCTTCACCACGATCGACCGCATGGGCTCGCAGGCCTGGCACGGCACCGTCGCCGCGGCCTCGTCCGCTACCCGCGGCATGGCCACGGCCGTCGGCGGACTCAAGGGCACCGTCACCGCCGCGTTCACCGGCATGAAGGGCGCGGCCACCGGTCTCATGAATGCCATGGGCGGCCCGTGGGGCGTGGCGATGGCCGGCGCTGCCGTCGCCGTCGGCGTGATCACCGCGGCGTACGGCGAAGCGAAGCAGTCGGCCGAGAACATGGCGCGAGCGGCTTCGTCGGCGGTCCAGGCGCAGCGCGAACTGGCGCAGGAGGTCGCGGGCACCACCGGCGCGATCGGCCAGGACGGCATGGCTGCGGCCACCGAGCTGGCCACGGCCCGCCTCGAGCAGTTCTACGAGGAGGGGCAGAAGGGCCGCGGCGTCACCCTCGTTCTCCGCGAGATCGCCGCGCGAGTGCCCTTCGTGTCCAAGGGGTTCTACGACGCGACGGAAAGCGCGCGCGCCGCTGCCGGGTCGTACGAGCTCCTCGAGGACAAGGCCGGAGAGCTCGACTACACGATGGAGGACGTCGCCCGCGTCGCGGCGGAGGGCGGCCCGAAGTTCGCCGCGCTCCGCCAGGCCGTCCTGGATACCGGAGCTGGCTCGGAGCGCGCGGCCGAGCAGCTCGATGAGATGCGCGCCGAGCAGCAGAAGCTGGTGGATCAGGCACGGCAGGTTTCCCCGGCACAGGCCGAGGTGTCGGCGGCAATTCAGGACATCGCCGACAAGGCCGGCAACGCGGAGACGCGAGTCGAAAACTATTGGTCGGCGCTGCAGAAGCTCACGGGCAACGCCCCGGACCTGACCGAAGCCAACGCGAACCTTCGTGCCGAGCTTGACTCGCTGGCGGGACAGTTCACCGTGGCCGAGGGCGAGGTCTCGGAGTTCGCGGGCGCGACGCTCAACGCATCGGGCCAGCTCGACACCCTGAATAACACCGCCTCCGGCGCCGTCTTCAACGCGATGAATGACCTAGGTCAGCGCATGCGCGAGGCAGCCATCGCAGGCGGCGACGCCAACGACATTTGGGCGGCGGCACAGCCGGCGCTCCAGGGCCTGGCAGAATCGTCCGGCCTGGGATACGACGCGATCCGTCAGCTCGCCGAGCAGATGAACATGACGCCGCGCGACCTGCTGATCTCCGCGCAGGTGGCCGCTGACCCCGCACTTGCGCAGGCGAACACCCTCAAGCAGATGCTCGAGACCGTTCCCGACGTCGTCGGCACCAACATGTTCGTCACCGGCGGGCCCGAGGCTATGCAGGTCCTCGATGACGTCGGAATCAAGTACAAGGTGCTCAACGAGGACACCGGCCAGATCGAGATCACCGCGGTTGCCGATGACGCGATGTCCAAGCTCGACGACATCATCGGCAAGAAGGCCGACCTCGACTCGCTGCCGCCGTCCGCGGTGGAGGCCAAGGCGATCACCGAGAATGCGCAAGCCGCCCTCGATGACATTGCCCGCCAGCTCGGGGAGGTCGACGGGACGACGGCATCGCCGACGCTCGACGTGGACCCGATCAGCTTCAACGACGGGATGGTCGGCGCCAACGGGCAGCTCGACGCGTTCGACTTCCGGTTCGTCAACGCAACTGCGGACCTCGACACGATGCCGCTGGATTGGAACGCGGGCTTGGCCCACGGCACCATCACGGGCGTCGATGACCGCCACGCGATGGCCTCCTCGGACCTCGATAACTTGCTGCTGGGCGTCAACGCCGGCGTTGCCCACGGCACGCTCGACGGCGTCGACGGGCGTCGGCCGCTGCCCGTGTCCGACCTGCTCAATCACCCGCTCAACGCAAATGCCGGCATCGCCCACGGCACGCTGACCAACCTCGACGGGCAGCGCCCCAAGCCGATCGCGGACCTGGACAACACCGGTGTCCGTACCGGCGCCCAGGATTCCCGGAACTGGTTGCAGCAGTTGATCAACGACTTCGGGAACTTCGCGCTCAACGTCCGCCTCAACGTGGTCCGCTCCATCCGCGATATCTTCTCCTCCGAAGGCGGAAACGCAGCCGGCGGCACCATCGGCGCCCTGGCCTCCGGCGGTTCCATCCTCGACCTCCGCCGCGGCGGCCAACTGCCCACCTACGGGCCCGGCAGCAACATCACCGACGGATTCCTCGGCATCGACTCCCAGGGCAGCCCCATCGTCCGCGTCGACGCCGGCGAGGAAGTCGTCAACGCCAAGCAGTCCGCCAAGCACCGCACCTTCATCAAGGCCCTCAACCGCGGCGACCGCCGCGCCGAGCAAGCCGCGGAGCTCACCGGCCTGGAAACCGGCGGCACCATCGGATCCCGCGAGGGACTCGACCGCGCACTACGCGAAGCCAAAAGCTCCCACGACATCGGCGCCCGCTACCAGTGGGGCGGCATCAGCCGCGAAGCCGCCGACTGCTCCGGCTTCGTCGGCCGCGTCGCCTGGGCCGCACAGGGCCGCGACCCCGACCGCGCCGGGCGGATGGGCACGACGGACACGATGTTGGCGGGGAGGTGGCCGGGCTTCCGCCCGGGCCGCCAGGGCCCGTTCATCGTGGGCGTCAATTCCGCGCACATGGCCGCGACGGTCGACGGGATTCCCGTGGAGTCGGGAGGCGACGTCGGCGGCCCGTCGGTAGGTGAGGGTGACGGCGCGAACGATCCCCAGTTTTCGCAGTGGTACTCGCTGGCGCACGACTTCTTCTCCCCGCCGTACGCCAACAAGCCGTCGATCACTGAGTCGTCGGAGTCGCTGGAGTACGGCGAGAGCGGGTCGCGGGTTACGTCGACGTCCGAGGGCGATGGCCGCGCTGTGGCGCTGTCGCCGGAGGCGTCGGCCGCCGCGGAGTCCGGGTCGAATGACAAGGATTCGCCGTTTTACGGCACCGGCTCGGATTCGTGGTCGGGGCTGGCCGGCAACCTCGCGTCGGCGTTCGTGTCGGGGCAGGTCGCCAGCCTGCTGTCTGTGCTGGGGATCTCCGACCAGTTGCCGCCGATCATGAAGGCGGGAAAGACCTGGTATCAGCAGGTCGAGGACGACGCGACGCCGCAGGAGATCCAGCGGCAGGATGAGGCGATCGCTCAGACCGCCGAGCCTGATGCTGTTGCCCCGTCGACGGCGGATTCCGGTGCCGCTGCTGCTGTGGTGGATCCGGCGTCGGCGACGTACGCGACGCCGCAGGAGGCGGCGAAGGCCGCGCTGCGGCCGCGCGGCTGGGACACGGGCGCCAACTGGGCCGGGGTCGACTTCATCTATCGGAAGGAGTCGGGCTGGAATCCGCTGGCGGAGAACCCGAGCTCCGGCGCGTGGGGTTTGCCGCAGCTCAACCCGGCCAGCGGGACGCTGCAGCAGTACCTGCCGGACAAGTCCCCGGATCCGTTCAAGCAGACGCAGGCCGGCGCCCAGTACATCGAGGACCGCTACGGCGATCCCGTGGAGGCCGAGAAGTTCTGGCGCGCCAACAACTGGTACGACCGCGGCGGCCGCGCCAACGGTGTGGGCCACATGCTCAAGAACACCCTGGAGCCCGAACGCGTGTTGTCGCCGGACCAGACCCGCGCGTTCGAGGATTTGGTCTATGGCCAGCTGCCGGATCTGTCGGGCCTGGCGGAGTCGCTGACGAAGGCCGCGGTCTCGGGCGCCGCGGGCCCGGCGGCGGGCATGGCCAACGCGGTCGTGCCGGGTTCCGGCGCGGTCGTGTCGGCGGCTGCGGGCCCGGCGGGTGAGCTCGCCGGGTGGTACTCCGGCGAGGTTGCGGGGAACGTCCAGTACGCGGCGGAGGAGTTCGGCCGCGACTTGATGGCGATCCCGACGTCGATGCTCGATTCGATCACCGACGTCGTCATGCCGGCGATGCCGCAGATGCCGCAGTGGCAGATGCCGCTGATGCCGGAGCTGCCCCAGGAGCCGGCCAACCGCGGCGCCGCGGCCGACCGCCGTGGCCGTTACGGCAACGGTGATGTCCATTTCCACGTCCGGGATGACCAGGACGCCTACATGAAGGGCCGCCTGCTCGCGATGCGCGAGCACCGCGGTCTGATTGGAGTGTGATCGAATGTCCAGCACCGAGTACGAGCTGTGGCTGCGCGGCTGCGACGGTTCCGAGTGGCCGTTGCACGGCCCGGAGGCCCTGGGCCGCCCGGTGCGGGCGATGGCCGGCGAGATGGCGGAGTTCTACGACACACCGTTCGACGCCACGTACCGTGCACGTGTCGGCGGCGGCTCCGTCTACGCCGGGTCGATCCTCCGGGCGCCGCTGATCCCGCTGTCCATCGACTTCTTCGGCGACGAGTGGGCCGACGAGCTCACCCGATTCCGGCGCGCACTGCACCGGGACCGTGACTCGGAGCTCGTCGTGCGCACCAACAGGTCGGGGGAGCGGGTGCTCACCGTCCGCGAGGTCGAGGCCCGCGCGATGGAAAACGACGTCGACCCCGGCGCCGACGAATCGGCGCGCTACAAGTTCATGCTCATCGCGCCGATCCCGGGCTGGCGCTCGGCCGCCCCGCTCACCGCCGAGTGGCAGTTCGACGGCCACACGGTGATGGGCTCGGTGACGATCGACAACCCCGGCAGCATGCCCGCCTGGCCCTATTGGTCACTCACCTCCCCGGCCGGGTGGTTGCTTCCCGACGTCGACCACGAACTCGGCACCGAACCCGGGGAAGAGGAACGGATGATCCCCATCGACTTCCTCCCGTACGGCCGCGACGCCATGATCGACACCGACCCCGCCCAGCTGACCGTCGAGACCACCGACCAGACCCTCGCACCGCTCGCGCACATGCGCGGCCAGGCGTTCCTCCACCCCCTGCCGCCGGAGACCTACCACATGCAGCTCCCGGTCGCCGTCGACCCGCTGCCGGCCCTGCCGTGGAACCTGCCCTACGAGTGGAAGGCCTGGATCGCCCGCCGACTCCACGACCTCGCCAACGAAATCGGCGCCACCGCCTTCATGCAGATGACCCCCACCGACGTCGGCAACCGCGTCGCCACCTGGATCCGCGACACCACGCCCTGGTGGGTGCCCACCATCGGCGACGGCCTCATCGCCAACCTCACCGGCCAAGCCATCGCCGACCTCATCGCCGAGCACTACGGCACCTTCGGCGGAGTCGCCGGCGCCGCCGCCCAAATCCGCGTCTATCCGAGATGGGAGCAGCCGTGGTAGACACCACCACCCTCGACCGCCTCGACGCCGCCTACGAATCAGGCATGCGGCAACGCCGACGCCGCGAAATCAAGCGACTGCGGCCACCCGTGGCCACCCTCTGGCACGCACGCACCGTCGGACTCGACCTCGCCGGCCGCATCGCCGGGGAATACGCCGGCGACTGCGAATGGATCGTCAACGACGTCGGCCGCGCCACCATCTCCATGCCCGAAGCCGACCCCCTCGCCCGGTGGGCCGCCGAATGGTACAACCGCGACAAGGACGTCGTCGTCCTGCGCATCGACAAGGACGGCGAACGCTGGTGCGGCACCCTCTCCGACCTCGACGTCGAACAGCACGAACAAGGCGACCGCACCGTCCACCTGACCTTCCTCCACGACTGGGAACAGCTCAAGCACATCCCCGTCTACCCGAACCCCATGTTCCCCAGCGCCTTCCAGATCCCGAAGGTCTTCCAGCTGTTCATGAAGGCCATGAGCCTCCTGGCGCTGACCCTCCAGCTCAACCTGCTGCGCCACTTCACCATCTTCGGCGGGCACCTCCCTGACGACCCCCTCCGCTTCGAGTCCTGGGCCTCCGCATGGAACTGGCGCGACTGGCCCATCCTCGTCGCCCCCATCAACTACCTCGAAGACCCCACGCCCCTCCGCTACCTCGGCGCCCGCATGGACTACTTCGCCGACCTCGCCCAACCCATCCTCGAAGACGTCCAACTCCACATGCGCATCGACCGATGGTTCGAAGGAGACCCCGACCCCTGGCCCGGCGCCCGACTCACCCGCAACGGCCAAATGATCGTCACCTTCCACGACAAGTCCGGCTGGTTCGGCGAAACCGCCACCGAAGGCACCCTCGGCCGCGGCCTCACCCGCACCGTCCTCGAAATCGCCGACGGCGGAGTCGAAGAAATCCGCAACCTCGTCGACGCACGCCCCGACACCCCCCAGTACCACGTATCCCGATGGCTCGGCGTCGCGCCGGGCGATCCGTATGTGGTGTACCGGACCAGTGGTGCGGCGTCGATGGTGCGGTCGGCGCGGGCCTCCTACTCGCCGCCGACGGTGGGGATGATCACGGTCGGCGGGCAGTCGATGCCGGGCGTCAACGAGACGATGTCCGCCGTGACGAAGGTGGTGTTCAACCTGCTGGGCGCGGCGATCCCGGGCGGGGCGGGTTTCGGCGCGATCGTCGATGACGCGGCCAAGCCGATTTACGAGAACACCACGCTGGCGTTCCAGACGATTGATCTGGTGCTGCGTACCCGTCGGCTTGGGTGGGGCCATTACCTGGAGGACACCGACGTAGGGAACATCGAGGCGTACACCGTGGCGTCGGTGGTCGCGCTGCGCGCGCTGAGGCGGGCGACGGACGCGAAGTCGGGGCACACCCTCGATGTCGGTGACGGCGCGCCGTTCCTCATCGGAGCACGAGGGGAGGGGCACTGGCACTACGGCGATCGAATTGGCCACGAGTCGCTGCTCAGCCGCGACGGCCGGATCGAGACCGGCCAGGCCAATCGTGTGGTGCTGGCTTGGGATGCCGACGAGCCGTACCACTATGCCGTGACCATCGGCGAGTTCCCGCGCCGTGATCCGGTCGAGTTGGCGATCAAGCTCGCGGGCAGCGTCGCCAAGGACCTTCAACGACAAGGACTGATGTAATGCCCATTCCGCTGCAATCGAACCTCGACATGACCAACCTGCGGGATCAGATCCTGTGGACGCTGGTCAACCCTGGGCATCTTCTTGACGCGCCGCTGCTATTTCGCCTCGAGGAGATGAAGCTCATCGCTGACCACTTCGTGGCCTGCGGGCTCCGGTTTCACCCGGAGCTGCAGGAGCAGTGGTACGTCCCGCCGCGCCCGGATGCCTCGATCCTCGAGGCCGGTGCCGGCCGGTGGGTGAAGGGCCCGGCGCCCGGTGTACCGCCTGCCGAGGCGACCACCGTCTCGCAAGCGCCGGACGATGACGCGAAGGCGCTGCTGGATCTGCTGTCCGACGAGCAGCGCGCGCATCTGCGCAAGCTGCTGGGGGAGGAGGGGCTGTGAGCGCGCCGACACCTCCGTCTGAGCCGATTATCCCCCCGGGGACGCTGAGCTACGCGCAGATCCGGCGTTTGATCGAGGCCGATGAGGCCGAAAAGCAGAAGATCCGGGACGAGCTCCAGGGCGCCGTCGCCAATGCTCGCGGGTGGTTCATCGACGGATTCCTTGCAAAGCTCGGCGCCGCCTTCCGAGGAGAATCAGTGACCGGATTGGAGACCGTCACCTCTGGTATCCGGCAGGGCATTTTCGGTGGGATTGCTGACGCGATTCGTGATGCCGAGAATCTGGGGGAGCGGCTCATCCCCATTCGAGATGCCGCCCGAGGACTGATCGACCCGGTGATTGACCGAGTGGACGCAGTCGAGGAGTCGCAGCTGTCGGCGGAGGAGCAGCTGGCCCTGCTGGAGGGTGTCCGCGGATACGGCGCGGCGTACCAGCGGTGGAATGAAAATTTGCGAAGTGCGCCGGGAAATCGCCGGAGAATTTCCCTCGCACCTCACGGTGTGGCAAAGGGGGTAAGGGTCGAGGGAGGCGGAATCTTCATCGACGAGCCGGGGGTGTGGACGGTTCATGCGCAGGTTTTCGCGCGAGGTACCTCCTTCACCCCAGGGTTGGGATCGGATGATATTACGAAGCTTTTCGTGATCCTCAGGGAATATCAGCCGGTTTATAAAACGTCGACAATAAAAGAGGTGTACGGAAAGGGTGGGAGCGGTCCGCACCATATCCAGGCGAGTTTTACCGTCGTGATTGAGAACGCCCCCGCATTACTCGATTTTGAGGTCTTCTCAGATAGGTGGCGGTACTTCGACGGGGGGACGGCCCTGACGTCCTTTTCGGTCGTCAAGACGGACAGCCGGGTCGAAAATCTGGGCGAGGTGACGGTGCCCGATGCTTAATTTTGACTTGCAGGCTTTGTCGGACGAGGAGTTCCGTACGCTGCGGCGTGCGGTGCTCGACGAGAAGAAGCGCAGGGACGCGGCCCCGGCGGTCGAGGAAGCCCTGGACGTGGCGGCGCAGGAATACCACGCGGCGAATCCTCCAGACACCACCGACGACGGAACCCCGGTGTGGTGTCGGCCCGTGGGGGCTTTCGACGCGTGGCCGGTCGGCGCGGTCGTCGCGCACGCCGGTAAGCGCTGGCGCAACATCCTTCCGAAGGTGAATGTTTGGGAGCCGGGCAATGACGGCCCCGTGCCGACGTGGGAAGAGCTGCGCGAGCCGGAGCCGCCGGCGGATGGGCAAACCCCGCCCGTCGACACGGATCCCGACTCGGAGGCCGAGGTGCCCGCGTGGGCACCGGGCGTGGCGTACCCCGTCGGGCACCTCGTCACCCACGGCGGCGCGACGTACCGCGTCGTCCAAGCCCACACTTCCCAGACCGGGTGGGAGCCACCCAACGTCCCCGCCCTCTGGCAACCCGCCTGACCACCGCAAGACCCAACCCCGCACCGTGTGGTGCGGGGTTTTCTCATGCACCAAGGAAAGGAGACCGATGGCCGACTACTTCTACCCACTCAGCCAGGGCGCTCACGTCACCAGCCCATTCGGGCCCCGAGCTGGCGGCTATCACTGGGGCACCGACTACGGCCGCGCCGGAGGCTCCGGCGGCAACGCCGTCTACGCCCCGCAAGCCGGAACCGTCATCATGGCCGGCCCCGCCAGCGGCTTCGGCGGCCCCGACCCCGCCGGATGGATCGTCATCGACCACCCAACCGCCGCCGGCGGCGGAGTCAGCGTCCTCGGCCACATCATCCGTGAAGTCGCCGTCGGCGACACCGTCCGCGCCGGGCAGCGCATCGGGCGGGTCAATCCTTCCTCGGCCACCAATGGCGGCGTGGCGCCGCACGTCCACTTCGAGCATCACCGTTACGTCTGGTCCCCGCCGGGACCGGACCGTCTGGACCCGCACGCTTGGCTGGCCACCCGCGGCGCCCGATGGCCGGGAGCCCCGGCCACACCTACCCGAAAGGAATCCATGAACGCGCTCACCGCTGACATCGACCTGCTGACCCCCAACGACGATGGCCGGGCGACGAAGCCCCGCAACCTTTTGTGCATCCATACCTTCGAAGACGACGGCACGTGGTCGGCCGACAGGATGGCGAAGTACCAGCAGTCGCCCGCCGCCGGCGGCTCGTACCACCTGGTCATTGACCTCAACGGCCGCATCGCTCGTGAGAACGACGACGCGTTCATCCCATGGGCGGCGATGTTCACGGGCAACCGGGTGGCGTTCCACTTCTCGCTGTCGGGCAAGGCGTCCTGGACGCGCCAGCAGTGGCTGGCCCGTCCGAAGCAGATGGACGCCCTGGCGAAGGTGCTGGCGGCGTACTCGAAGGCCAAGGGCATCCCGCTCATCCGCCGCGGACCGCAGGACGTGCGAGCCGGGAAGTGGGGCGTGTGCGGCCACGACGACATTTCCAAGGCATTCGGTGAGTCGACGCACTGGGACCCGGGCCCGAACTTCCCGTTCGACGTCGTCATCGACAAGGCCAAGGCGATCCTCGCCGAGCCGAAGCCGACGCCCGCCCCGCCGTCGGATCCGGCGCCCCGTCCGATTCCCCCGAAGGAGACTCTGGTGCCCACCACGCTCGACACCGTCCTGCCGTCGCTCGTCGACGGCTCCACGTTCGAGGCTCCGTTGGCCACGTTCATCCGCACCGCGGACAAACAGGCCTACGAAGCCAACCAGCGGATCGCCCGCCTGGAGGCGAAGTTCGATCGGCTGCTCGATGCCATGGGCGAAAAGCCCGACCCCAAGCCCGGCCAGTAGCTGGCCACCGAATCCCCGAAAGGACCACTCATGTTCGATTTCATCCGTTCCGTTGTCCCCGCTGGCGCCCGCGCCGCCTGGTACGCCACCGCCGGCGCCGTCGTCACGGCCTTGGTGGCGTGGGGCATCCTCGACGACACTGCTACCCCGGCCGTCGTCGGCGTGGCCACCGCCGCCATCACCTTGCTGTTCGCCATCGTCCACTCGGATTCGCCCGTGCGGCAGGCCGGCTACGGCCTCGCTGCTGCGGTCGGTGTTCTCGGCGTGTACCTCGGCTGGGGCACTGAAGCGCAGATCGACTCGCTGCTTGCGGTCATTGCTCCGGCCCTGGGTCTGGGTACTGCTGCGGCGACGACCACCATCGGCGATGCGGCCTACGTGGGTGAGCACCGCCTGGAGAACTGATGTCGGGCGTCGAGTTGTGGTTTGGGCCCGGTGGCATCGCCGCCGGCGTCGGTGGGGTTGTCCTCGCCGCCGCGGCGTGGGTGCGCGCCTGGCGCGAGTCCCGCAACGCAGACGAGAAGCTTGAGCTGCAGCGGCAGGCCGACGAGGAGAAGCTTGAGCTCGAGCGCGAGAAGATCCGCCTCGAAGAGCGCAACGCCGATCTTGCCGGGCTCCAGACGCTGACCACCGAACTGCGGACGGACCTCTCCCGGATTCGTGAAGACCTCACCGAGACCCGCAAGGACCTCGACGAGGAGCGCCGCAAGGGCGATGAAACCCGCCGCGACCTGGATGCCGAGCGCCGGCGCACCGACGAGGCGACGGAGAAGATCGACCGGCAGGGAAAAGAGCTGACGCGGTTGGCCGATGAGCGGGCCGAGGCGTGGGAACTCGTTCGCCGCCTCGCCGGCCACATCCGCGCTCGCGAGGAGTGGACGGTCCTGCACCTCCAGCCGCGCCCGCCCGCGCTCGAACCAATCCCGGACGACGTCGTCCACATCGTCTTCCCCGACGGTGGCCCGTACCCGCGCGAGCCCCCGGACACAACCTGACGCACGAGCACGACCCCGGCAACGATTCGGCCCCGGCCGCCGCCCCTTCGAGGGCAGCGGCCGGGGCCGTTTTCGCGTTCTCGGGCGGCTGTACTTCGACTGCCCGGCGGGGCCCGGGAAGCGACGCTGAAACGGCCGCTGCCCCTCAATTGCCCCTCAAGAAAGTTGATAGCCAGGCACACGGAGCACATCCAGCACCCCCGGCCCACCTGGGAAAAACGCCCTGAACTGGTCAAACGTGAAAGGGCCTGTATATTAGATCGGGTGAATAATCGCTGGTACGAATTGTTCAATTAAGCCCAAAAAGGCCGTTTCACCAGGTAAATCACGGTGCATCAACCACCCGAATACCGGGGTTGCCCCTCAAATGCCCCTCAAGAATCCGCGCAGCCGCATCAACAACGTAGTCTTCCCGCGTCGGCCACCAGTGCGCGTAGATGTCCAGCGTCACCGCCGCACTGCTGTGCCCCAGCCGATGCTGCACCGCCTTGACGTCCACCCCGGCGGCAATCAGCGCCGTCGCGTGGAAGTGCCGCATCGAATGCGGCGTGATCGAATCCGGCAGCCCCATCGACTCACGGACGGCCCGGAAACGCTGCTCGATCCATTGCAGCGTCATCCGCCGCCCATCGGCGCGCATCATCACGAAGCCCTCCTTCGTCGGGTACTCCGCCGCCCGCCGCCGCATCGCCTTGATGGTGTCGGCCGGCACCCCGATGGTCCGCGGCGCCGCATCCGACTTCGTGCCCCGCAGATGCACCGTCCCCCGGGCAACATCGATGTCCTCCAGCCGAATGCCGAGCAGCTCCGACGGCCGCGGCCCCATCGCCGCCGCCATCCGCACCACGTACCCCATCTCCGGCACCGCATTCATCCCCGCCCACGCGTCGAGCTCGCCGCGCCGGGCGGCGGCGCGTTCGGCCTTGGTCATGCGGCGCCGCCCGGTTTCGAAGCGCTCGATCATGTCGTTGACGTGGTCGACGGTGAGCACTTCGTCGGGGGAGATGCGTCGGGTGACCTTGCGGGCCTTGAGGTTGCGGGCGGGGTTGCGGCGGATGCGTTCTTCGTTGACGGCGGTGGTCAGCATGGAGCGCATTTCGCGGACGTAGCCGCCCACGGTGGTCTCGGCCAGGGGATTGCCGTCGCGCCAGGGCCGGCCGTTGCGCAGCTGGTATTCCCACTCGCGGAAGTGCATCGGGGTCAGGTCGCCGATCGGCACGTCTTCGAGGTCGCCGAGCTGCTTGCGGAAGGTCTTGCGGCCGGCGATGGTGTTGGCCACGCGCGAGCGGTGGATCCAGTCGTCGGTGAGTTGCCCGAGGGTGATCTCGCCGCCGCTGGGGTCGATCCAGTCGCCGCGGCGCACTTCGGCCTTCTTCTCGTCCTCGTAGGCCTTGGCTTCGCGGCGGGTGGGGAAGATCTTCTGCGGGGCCTCGGAGCCGTCTGGGCGGCGGTATCGGGCGGCCCAGTAGGTCACGCCGTTGCGGACTCGTTTCTGGGGCATGGCAGCGTGCTCTAACCGAGGTCGGTGTAGCCCTGTCCCAGCGAGTCATTCATGACCATGGCGTCGAACTTTTCGAGTTCGGCGTCGTCGATGACCGGGTGCGGCAGGGCGTACTTGCGACCGAGGCTCTGTAGTTCGTAATTCAGGACGGTAGCGAGCTCACGGATACCGCGGTCGCGGATGTGCTCGCGGAGTTCCCGCTCGGTGCTGAGGAAGCTGGATGACCGTGGCCATATGGCATACATGGTCACGGAGTAGTCGATGGTTCCGGGCAAGGTTGCGTTGACGGTGCCCGAAAGCTGCAGCATATCGTCCGTGACATGGGGCTGAACGGAGATCTCGATGGGGCTCGGCGGGATCTCCCCATTGGTGGCGGTCTCGGGGGTAAGTAGCCGGACGGAGAGGTCGCCGGGGTAGTAGCGGGGGCTCGTGTCCGGGGGAAGGTTCTGATCGTCGGTTGTGTTCACAGTGAAACCAGTTTGTCTTTGGGGTTTGCCCACTGCCGGGTGGTGGAGTATACGAAGGTGTCGGAGGTGTCGGCGCTGGCCCATGCGAAAGGCGAACTGACGTGAACGGTGGCCGACTTCATCGCGGATGATTCTGTGAAGGTGGCCTCGCCGACGACGGTGAGAACGGAGTCGATGGAGGTCGGTGCGTCGGTGTGGGGCGTGTCTTCGAGCACTTTCCGGTGCTCGATGACGGCATTCCGCAGGGGCGCATACGAGGTGCGGTCGCCGTCTTCGGCGGCGGTTCCGGCGTCGACGGCGATGTGGTCGACATAGGCGTTGACGGCTTCGGCGTAGCGCTTGACGGTCAGCAGGGTGTGGTTCTTCGTGGGGCCGCCGTTGAGGTTTTCGAATTGGCTGACGGTGGTGCGGGATACGCCCATGCGTTTGGCGACTTCGGCCTGGGTGTAACCGCGCTGACGGCGGAAGGCGACGAGCTGGCGGACGAGTTCGTACTCCGAACCTGCGAGGTCGATGCCGAGCCGGCGCTGGGGGGAGACTCTCAGCTTGGCCATGGTGGTGCTCTCTTTGGGGATGGTGGTGGGGAAGCGGGGGCGGATGATGATTGACGCGCGGCGGGGTCGCCGAAGGCGGGGAAACTTGTCATGTTCCTCCCGCCTCAATGTCCACTTTAGTGGACATTGGGTGTTTTAGCTAGAGAAACTCGTCGTCTCGGCGGTAGTCTCTGCTGACTTCCGGGCACCACCGGAGGGCGTGGGTGGCGGCCGCTTTCATGTCCTGGTTCTGTCGTTTGGTGACTTTGTTGTCGTCTTGTTTCTTATTGGAGACCCATTTCTCGGCAAAGTGAACTCCTGCCATCACGTGGTCGGGCTCGCCGTCCACGCTTGTGACGTCGATGAAGTACATCCTCCATTGACGCTTGGCCTTCGGCGGGCGTGTGGGGCGTTTTGCGACCCTTGTTTCGTGGGTCTTGGCTTCGCACATCCACGGTCGCTGCGGGCCGAGCTTTCGTCGGAGTCTCCTTCCGCAGGGGGCGCTCAGTCCATCGGTGTCGGTCTTGCGCGGGTTGAAGTTCGGGAACCCATCGATGGCCCACTTCTCCAGGTTTCTGAACAGGTAGTCGTAGGCATGCTTGTCGAACTTCTCGAGCCGGTCCAGTTGTTCCTGCACCTCGTCGCGAATCTCCCAGCGTTCTTGCCAATCATGGTTCGGTTGGCCGGCCAGGGCCACGTGGGCGAGATGGGGATGCATGCCCGGTCGGCTTGACGGTGGCGGGGTGTTGGTCATCCTCCGGTCCTTTCGTGTTCGCTTTCCGATGGAGCTATCGGCGGCCGTGGGTGATGTTGGTTTCCAACATCGAGCCGAGGCGGAGGATTGCAGCGAGGATGCCGCCGAGGATGACGACGACCAGGCCGATCGCCGTAGCTATGCCGGCTGCGGGAGTTCCGTTTAAGAGCTCGAGGATGCCGAAGGCGACCATCATCGCGCCGATGACCATCGTGAGGGTGGAGAGGACTTCGAGCCAGCCGCCGGAGCGGAAGAAGGGCTTTCCGTTGGGGCTGGGGATCGGCGTGGGCGGTGCCTGCGGCTGCGGGGGCTGCGGCGGGGCGGCCCATCCAGCAGCTTCGGGGCGTGGGGTGTGCTGCTCGGGGCGGTTCGGGTTCGGGTTGCTCATGGGGCTTGCCTTTCGTATTCTCCGCGCCGCTCGCTGGCCAGCTGCGGCGCCTTGGCCGACGTTTGGGGGATGGGCTAGTTCACCAACGCCATCATCGGGGTGCCGTCGTCGAAGACGGTGCAGGTGAAGGAGACGCGTTCGGGCACGCCGTAGGCATTGACGAAGTCGGCTGTGCCCTTGTAGCCGTGCGTCGCGTCGGCGTACATCGGGACGTAGTCGGTCTTCTCGATCTCGAGGATCTCGGCCGCACTGGGGTACTTGGCCCGTTCGATCACGGCCTCTTCACACTCGGCCTTTTCCTGCTGTCCGGACCAGTAGAACGCGGCGCCGATGATTCCGCCGATGAGCACCACCGGCGCCACGAGGGCGATGGCCATCCTGGCGGCGAGGGGCCGCTCCTTTGTCGGCTGCGGTGCCGGCTCGGGTGTGGGTAAGGCCCAGTCGTCGTTGCCGGTTCGGGCTCTGGGGCTCATGGTGCTTGCCTTTCGTGTTCTCCGCGCCACACGCGGATTAGGTGAGGGGTGACGTCGAGTGCGTGCGCGAGTCCCGCGACGGACGGGCCGTGGAGTTCCTCGGCCAGGGCGTACTCGGCCGGGGAGATCAGCAGCAGTGCGGCGAATGCGTCGGCCCGCCGTTCGGCGCGCGAGTCGATGGAGTCGAAGCCGGATCGCACGTCACGGTGATGCGCGTGGCCGAGTTCGTGAGCCAAGACGCATCGGCGGGTGATGCGATCGAGGCCGTGGCGTAGGATGATCTGCCGCCGTTCCGGCACCCACAGGCCGTGCGGCCAGTCGTCGTCGAGCGGTACCTCGTCGACGCGCAGTCCCATGCCAGCGGCCAACTGGTCGGGGATATCGAGCAAATCGGTCTCCTGAGGCGTCGGGTTGACTTAGGCCGTTTGGCGGTGGGTGTTGGGTTACCGTCAGCTGTTTTCGGCGGCTAGCGCTCGGACGCGTTCGCGGAGAGCCTCGGCGTGATCGTAGATGCCGGCGATCGTGTCGAGATCGTGAATGGACTCGTTGCGGTCCGCGTCGAAGATGATGATTCGGGGGACCTTGCGGTCGAATTGGAGCCGGGCGATGGGTTTGCGGTTGTTGTCCTGGTAGAGGATGGCGCAGTAGGACTTGGCGTCCCGGATGGTGACGTCGGTTGCGGGGCCTTCGGAGCAGCAGATGGCGCGGATGATGCCGAAGGCTTCGAGTTCTTCTTCGGTGGTCACGATGCTGTCCTCGGGCTCCTCGACCTCGGGGGTGGGGGCTGCAGGTGCGGCGGGAACGGCCGGTTCGTCAACGGCGTCTTCGAGGGCCTGTGCGGAACGCAGTCGCCGGTTGACTTCGTCCTTCAGGTACTGGTTCGAGGCGACGGAGACGAGCCGGGTAAACGTCTCGAGGTTTGCCGCGGTCATCCGCCGTGTCGTGACGCGCGCGGCGATCATCCGTACCCACTCGGGGTCGGGGCTGCGGAACAGCGCGGAGAGGACCTTCTTTAGCTCGGCGACGTACTTCAGCTCTTCCGCCTGAGCGGCGATGGTCTCGTAGTCGAACTTCTTCTTGGTGCACATTTCCAAGTGCGGGAAGAGGCGCGCGTCGACCTCCGCGAGGTTTAGTGTCATGAACGGTTTTTCGTCCATGCGGTTTGCGGCGTCGAGCTGGGCGTAGAACTCGTAGACCTCGCCGTTGGTCAGGATCGCGAATTCGGTATCGGTGACGTTGAAGTATCGCACCAGCTGGTTCGCGTGGCGGAGGTCGAGGGGTTCGCCGATCTTCTTGCACTCGATGAGGAACCGGAAGTCATCGCCGGATTTGATGGCGAAGTCGACCTTCTCGCCCTTCTTGATGCCGATGTCGGCAGTGTACTCGGGGACGACTTCGCGCGGGTCGGTGACGTCGTACCCGAGAACCTCGTTGATGAAAGGGATGATGAACGCCGTCTTTGTGGCTTCCTCGGTTTCAATGATCGGCTTCAACTCTCGAACCCGATTGGCAAGAGCGAACACAGCTTGGTCGATGGACATTTGATCCCCTCTGGATTGTAGTTAGTCGGTACAACATTAAATCTAGGCCATTCACTGGTCACAGGCTCGGAACGCGTTCCCGGCCTGCTAGTCCCAGTTGTCGATGTCGATATTGTCGGTCTTCGGATGCGCCGCGTACCGCTGCGGGTCGATGCCCGCGGTCGGATCGTCATCATCCACCACGTTCCGGATCGAACGGACATTACTGTTCGAATCGCGCCGGGCCGCGCCGTCGTCGCCCCCGGACTCCGCGTCCTGCTCGTCGAGCAGCTCGTAGACGCTGCGGATCAGGCGGTGCTTGCGCGGCGTGTCGAGGAGGTTGGCAACGCTGAAGAACTCTTCGAGTGCTTCGCGCAGGACGAGCGTCTTCACGGGCGCGGGCAACTTGTCCAGGATCCGCATCGATTCGCGAAGCTCGGTCAGCCGCTTTCGGTCAGCCGCATCGGCCGAGCTGGCGCTCGCGTCGACTTGGCCGGGGTTGGCGGTGAATCGGCCGACTGCCTCGGCTTCCCGGACCATGCGGTGCGTCTCCTCGGCTTGTACGTCGGCCGGCATACGGTCCCACGCGTCGAAGACGTCGTTGGCGTCGACGGGGGAGTACTGGTTGTCGAGGCGTTCGCCGATCTTTCGCATCAGCGCCTTCGTGTCGCCGATGGGAGTCCCTTCGGCTTCGAGGTCCGCGAAAACCCGAGCCATCATCTGCTGCACCCCGGACATGCCTGCGGGAATCTTCTGGGTGCTTGCAAACGGTCCGGGCTCGACGAGTTCAGTCGGCTCACCGCCGTCTTCGTAGACGCGCCGGGCGCTGCCGGGTTCCCACTGGAGGCCGACGTCCAGCTTGTCCAGAGTCTGCCTCGAAGGCCCCGGCGTTCCTGCAGCCTCGATCCTGGACTGGGTGGTGTCGGACGGCCCTCCAGCTGAAGCGACAGCTTGCTGCGAGAGGCCGAGCGCGCGCCGTCGAGACACGACGACTTCTGCCAGGTGGTCAAGGTGGGTAGCTCGCATGCCATCAGTTTGCCCCAAAATCTTCGGCAAACCCAGCCCGAAATGGGCAAACAACAGCGATGGAATTCGTATCCCCAGGAGGCAAGGGCAAACTTTCGCCGCTGCTTGGGCGGTAATTTGGCCAAGGGGCTTGACTTGAGGGCAAAGTTTGCCGTACGGTTTGGGCATGACCGCAAAGACTGCTGAAAGGCTTGCTAGGCCGCCCCTGATGGTGCCAATCCGGCTCCTTCGTGCGGTCGCTGGCCTGACTATCGACGAACTGGTCGCCCGCATCGAGGAGGAGACCGGTCGTCGCTACACCCGCGGCGCCATCAGCGCCATCGAAAACGGCCACCGCGGCGCCAGCCGCGAGCTGATCGACGGGCTCGCTGCCGCCTACGGAATCGACCCCGCCGACATCCGCACCGAATACACCCCGCGCGGCACGACCGTGGCCGCGCCGGGCGTCGGTAAGCAGGAAGCGGGGGCGGCGTGATGAACGAGCTCGTCCACACCAATGCCGACGGCACGCCGACGACGACTACCGAGATCATTGCGGCGGGCACCGGGCTGCAGCACGCCAGCGTCATCAAGCTGATCCGCCACAACATCGCCGACTTCGAGGAGTTCGGCTTGGTCGGATTTGAAATCCGAGCAAGAGCGAAAGGTCAGCACGGTGGAGGTGACACCGAGTACGCCGTCCTCAATCGCGAGCACGCGATGTTCGCGATGACGATGTTCCGCAACAACGCCGTCGTCATCGAGTTCAAGAAGGCCCTCATTCGAGCGTTCACCGAAATGGAGAAGCGGCTCGCGGTCCCGGTAATCGACGGTGCGTCGATCACGCGCATGGAGCTCATCCAGATCGCGATGAACGCCGAAACCGAGCGCCTGCAGCTCGAGGCGAAGAACAAGGAGCTCGAGCCGAAGGCCGAGGCCTACGACTCCTTCCTCGACGCCACCGGCAAGTATTCGGTGGGCAACGTCGGGAAGATGCTCGGCATCGGTCAGAACAAGCTCTTCCGCGAGCTCCGCAATCGGGGTGTGTTCATCGCTGCCGGCAGCAAGCGCAACACGCCGTACCAGAAGTACATGCACCACTTTGAGGTCATCCCTCGCGAGTTTGAGAAGAGGAACGGTGACCTGGGCTGCTCGTACACGACGTACGTGCAGCCGTCGGGGATCGACTTCATCCGTAAGAAGCTCGGTCTTGAGCGCATTGATCCCGTGTTGCCGGAAACGGCTGGAGCGGGAGAGGTGGCGTGATGGCTGCCGACCCGTGGCTCTTGGCGCAGGTCCGCACCCGTGCCACGCAGCTCGTCGAGGACTGGTCCGAGCGCGTCTACGTCCGGTGCGTCGTGGATGGGCTCGAGGCCGAGGGCATCGAGGACGTTCGACATCTGTCGGCCGACGAACTCGACGCGCTGATCATTCGGCACACCGTTGCCCCGCTCATGGGCGACGACGAGGACGTGGCGTGATGAGCGCCCCCATCAAAGTCGCCGCGGCTGCCGCGGCGCGGATCGTCTCCCTCTTCGGGTGGGTGCCGGCGTCGCGCGCCGGGGCGGTCACCGGACTCGCGCTTCCCCCTGTCGGATCGGTTGTCGGTCCCGACCGGGGCCGCCGATGCGGCCGCGAGTCCTTCAAGCCGGTGCGTCAAAGCGGCTTCTTCGTTGTTCTTCGCCGCCAAGCCTTGCCCCATGGCCTGCACGTCTGCGGATCTCCTCAGGTCGGCCGGGGCTGCGCACCACCTAGCCAGAAAACCAGAAAAGCGACCCGCACCTGCTGCAACAGGTTCGCGCGGGCCGCTCCTAGTTCGAGAGGAACTGACATGAACGATACCCGATCGTATGCACCAGAGGTGGTGACGATGCCCATCATCCTGACTGGCCCTGAGATCCGCGCGTATTTGCGGATCGACAGCGCGCAGCTGTCGAGGCTGGCCAACCGTGACGAGGATCCGTTGCCGGCCCGTAAGTCGCAGGGTATGGGGTGGCGTGCTCGTCGCGCTGACCTCGATGACTGGCTGGACCGCCAGGGGGTGGCGGCATGATCCGCGAAGACCTGCGGGGGTTGAAGCCCCTGATGGCCGAGCCGCTGTCCGTCGTGATGTGGACGGCGCCGGGTTGCGCGCATTGCCGCCGCACCGAGTCCATGCTGGCGCGCCATGAGGTGCCGGTCTCTACGCAGCCGCTCGACGACGACATCTTGGAGTTCGCCGACTCGATGGGGTTCCGTGAGGCCCCGGTGGTGCTGGGCGTGCGCCCGGACGGGACGTCCACGTGGTGGGCGGGCCTCGACTTCGGGAAGATCGCCGAGTTCGTGGGCCTGGCCAGGAAGGCGGCCGACCATGTCTGATCTGCCGTCCTGGGTGGCCGTCGAGTTCGACGTCGAGCATGAGCTGGCTGAGGCGATGTACCCGAACCGCTACCGTGCCGCGTACCGCGCGGTGTGGGACGCCCGCGATCGCATCGCGCTCGTCGGCAAGCTGCTGTCCTTCTCCGCCGGCGTGATGGCGGCCCACTCGCTAGTGCAGACTGCCGTGACCGCGTCCGAGACGCTCAACGCCGTCCCCGTGCTGTGGGGCGCCGGGGTCATCGGATGGACGTGGGCGGCGCGTGCGCTGTGGACGACGTCGCGGCGGATCGAGGAGGTCGTGCCGTGACCGTGCAGCTGCTCGCGCGCAGGAAGTACCCGGACGCGAGGGGCCGCCTCGTCTACCTCATTTGGATCGACCCGACGGTCCGGCCGATGCGGGTGGGGGCGCTGCACCTGGGGGACTTGTGCGACGTAATGCCCAACAGCTTCGTGCAGCCTCAGCGAGCGACACCTCCGAGGCCCCCGCAGACGGGGACCGGCCGGTTCGTCTCGCTCACCGAACTCAAGACCTGGGTCGCCGCGCAGCCGGACAAGAAAACCCGCGAGGCCCTGGCCAACGTCCTGGCGTGGGCCGACGCCATTTCGACCGAATACGCACTGACGGAGGACCTGTGATGGCCAGCCCACTTGCCAACCGCCGCGCCGAAGACGGCCCCGACAAGGCCACCTGGACTTCGACGGCTCGTCTGCTTGCCGCCGACCGCGTGCCCCGCACCTACGGCCCGGCGCAGCGTCCGCGCCACCGGCGTCGTATCCGCCCGGCCCTGTGGCGTCTGCGCCGCATGCGCGGCGACGTCGCCGGCGTCGTCGTCATCACTGCCTGCCTGATCGCCCTGCTGGGCATCACCTGGCTCACGTTGCTGGCGGCGTTCCTGTGACCGCGCAGATGACCGGCCGTCGCACCGTGGCGCCGCGCCGGCCGACGGTGCGTGCGTGCGCGTGGATCGCCGTCCGGGAGACCGTCGGCCTGCTGCTGCCGAGGAGGTGGCGGTGATGCCGTGGAAGAAGCTCGAACCGCCCGGCGAGCGTCGCTGCCGGGATTGCGGCGAGCCGATCCTCTGGGCGACGACGACGTCGGGCAAGCGCATCCCGCTGGATCCGTCGGTGGATCCGGCCGGGGTGGTGCGGCTGGTGCGCGGCGTCGCCGAGCAGCTGGGGCCCCGGGATGCGGAGGAGCGGGCGGCGGCGGGGGAGAAGCTCTTCCGCCCACATGTGGCGTCGTGCCTGGCGCGGCGCCCGCGCGGCAACGCGGGCATGCCGCCGGCGGCCCGCGAGGCCATCCGCCGCCGGCAGGACCCCGCGGAGAGGATCCGCGTCGAGATGGCCAAGCGCGGCAACGGCCGCCGACGATTCGGGAGGCCGGATGGATGACGAGGACGACGACCGCGAGGCGTGCCGGTGGTGTGACGACCAGGCGCCGAAGCGTCGCCGGCAGATCCACCGCTGGATCGAAGGACTGCAGAAGCAACCGTCCGGGGAAATCCCCGGCCAAATGACACTTGAGGAGGGACTGTGATGACCAGTCTCGAAGTTCGAACCACCGAGTCCGATTACGTGCCCGACGACCCCGATCAGCACGACGAGGGGGATGAGCAGCAGGAGTCGATGCCGACGCGGCTGCAGTTCACCGCGCCGGCGTCGCAGCTCGCCCGGGCGTTGCAGGCCGTCAAGCCCGTGGCCGACGGCAAGGACAAGTCGGGCACCTACGACACCGTGCGGGTGGAGGTCACCGACTCCGGCGTCGTCGCCGTCACGGCGCGGGGTCCGCTGATGATGATCAGCGCCCTTGTGCCCGATGCCGACGCATTCGGCGAGGGGGCCGTGGAGGTGTCCGTGGCCACGGCCAATGAGCTGGTCAAGGTGTGCCGCTCGAAGCCGACGTCGGATGCCGACGTTGATGCGCTGGTGGTGCAGCGTTCGGATGCGGTTGAGCTCGAATTGATTTACGGGCTGCCGATCTGCCAGCACCGCACACGCCGGCCGACGGCGACGCCGCGGCAGAAGCCGCAGGCCGTGTTCAATGCCGTGGCCCGGGTCGTCGGTGAGCATGAGGCTGCGCCGATGCTGGCGCCGTCGACGCGCACCGGAAAGACCGGCGAGGGGGAGAAGCCACCGACGCAGCTGGCGATGACGCCGGCTCAGTCTGCGGCTCTGGCGAAGGCCGCTCACGTGGCCGGGCCGGTCCGGTTGGCGTACACCGCCGTCGATGGCCGGTTCCTCGCCCGCATCGGTGGCGACGTCGCGATGGTGTTCGTGTGCAATGGCGACGACGTCGCCGGCAGCGACGGTGGCGGCGACCACGGCGGCGACGGTGATGGTGGTGGCCCGACGGGGCCGGTCGTCGATGGCGCCGTAGGTGACGTAATTGACGCGGAGATCGTCGAAGAAGAAACCGTCGACGAAATCCCGGCGCTGGGCCCGGGGCTGCGTCTGGTCGAGGCTCGACCGATCGGCGGTGTCTCGTGAATCCGCAGGAGGCAAAGGACGCCCTGGCCCGCATGTCCACGTGGCAGGGCATGAGCAATGACGAGGCCCACGATCTCCTCGGCGAGGCGCTGGAGTTCATCGCGTCGATGCGCACCGAGTACGGCGTGACCTACGCGGTGGCATCGGAGGACCCGCTGGGCGGGCCGATTGAGTTCGACACCGGCCAGTGGCACGAATCCCGCGACGAGGCGCGCCGCGACTTCGGCAAGGTCCTCGAGGAGGACCCGGAGGTCGTCCGCCTGGTCGGCCGGCACGTGTCCCCGTTGGAGACGATGACGACCGCCGTGAGGGGTGAGCGGTCATGACGGCCCCGGTGCTGAGCCCGTGGGGCTGTCTCGTCGCTGCCGGTGTGGATCCCGAGGATGCGGACTGGCTGCTGATGCAGCTGCCGATCATCGGCTACCGGGATATTCCGGCGGCCGCCACCGTCCTGGCCCGGGTCGCCGCCGTCGGCCAGGTCTTGGCCGCGGATCTGATGTGGCTGCGCACGGCGCAGGGCGTGCGGCGCTCACCGGCCCGCGCTCCGCTCGACGAACTGGAGGCAGGCGCGACCTACGACGAGCTCCGCGCCGCACTGGATGAAGCGGAGCAGATCCGCCTGGCGGAGTGGGGAGTGGTCCAGCGATGACCGAGCACACCCTCGTCAAGCGCGTCGACTACGCCGGCCACATCTGGGTCCGCGACGGCGCGGCATGGGTCAACCCGGAGACGGGGATCCGCCGCATCGCGCCGAAGTTCGCCATTTCCGACGCCTACACCGGCCACGACTTCCCAGCCCAGGAGGGCGACTCATGACCATGCTCCCGAAAGCCCGAGTCAAGCGGACTGAGGGCCGTCAACCGCTCAACGCATTCGTCACGCTCATCACCTACCGGTGGGAGGTCACCATCGACGGTGCCATCGTGGCCGAGTTCGACAACCACCCCGATTCCATCACGTACGCCCACCGCAGGGCATCCGAGGCGCAGGGCGACCACGTCGAACGACTCGAAACACAAGCCGCCGAAGCTCGCGATGCCGCCGAAAAAGCCTACTTCGCCACCCGCCCGAAGCCAGCCGAAACCCCGGTCGCGAGGGTCCTCCACGATTCGGCAACCCGGTACGTCCAGGGCTTCAAAACCGACGCCCTCAACATCTTCGGAATCCGTCCATGATCTCGCCACCCGAGGGAATCGCCGCCGCCTTCTCCGCGATCGGTCGGGCGATGGAAGAGGTCGGCGACGCCGCAAACCAGGTGTTCGGCCACATCATCCGCGCCGCCCGCGAAACCGAACGCGAACGCCACCGCCGCCCCCACGAGGTGCCGGCGGGCAAGCACCGCCGCCCCTACGGGAGGAACCGATGACCACCACCCGAGAGGACCAGGCATGACCGAACAGACCACCCGCGCCGCAATCATCGGGTGCGCCGTCGCCGCGGCTGTCGTGGCCGTGTGCCTGATCTGGGCGGTGCTTGCTGTCCCGGACGCCACCACGGCCCGGCCCTCCACTGCGCCATCAAGCGTCACCGAGACCACGACCGCGACGACCGTCACCACGACGGCGACGGTCACGTTCACCCACGCGACGAGCTGCCCGCCGTCGCCGAGCAAGGACTACTAGCCATGACCCGCTCACTGTTCGCTCCGCTGCGCGTCACCGCGCGCGAGCTGCGCCCCGGCCAGCTCGTCTCCCGCCCCCGCGGCCCGCTGTTCACGATCACCGACGTCGATGCAATCGCGGCCGCCGGCGTCATTGTCCGCGGCCGGGACCACCGGCACGGGGGACTCGTCGAGGTCGGCTGCTCCAGCGACACCAGTTTCGAGGTGCACCAATGAGCCGCCCGCATCCACCGCGCCGCCAGATCGTCCCGCTCCCGGCCCGCGTCGCCGAGCTGATCGAGGCCGGGTGGACGTCGCAATCGATCGCGCTGGCCGCGAAGATCGCCCCGTCGACGCTGCACGAGGCGCTCAAGTCAGGCACGGTCACCAAGCGCACGGCTCGCCGCCTGATGGCCGCGGACATGGATGCGGCGCCGATCCAGCCCGCCTGGCGTGCGACGCGCCGACTCCGCGCGCTTGCTGCCGCCGGTGTACCGCTGGAGACGTTGGCCAAGGAGATCGGCACCCACCCCGCGCACGTCTCCGCGATCCTGCACGGCAAGACTGAGCAGATCCGCCGCGACCTCTTCCTCGCCATTGACCGGGTGTGGCGGGCCCGCGAGAACGACCCCGTATCGCAGCCGTCCGTGGAGATCATCGCCCGTGGGTGGGCTGTGCCGTGGGAGTGGGACGACATCGACGACCCCGCGACGGACTTGCACGCCGACCGGATCACCGACACCGACGCGGTGCGCGCGGCGATCACCCGCGCCCGCACAGAGTTCGGCGACGAGGCCACCGCCAAGGCGATCGGCATCCACCGCTACCGGCTCTCCGAGTTCCCGCGGACCCCGCGGATGCTCACCTCGAGGGCCAATCAGATCCTGGGGGATCTGCGGCGTCTGCGCGCCCGTGAGCGCGACGCGATGATCCGGGCGGGGGCCGTGGCATGACTGCCCGGCACCCAATGTCTCCGGATACGGCGCTCAACGCGGCACCGTGCCGCGCCAACCCGCAGGGCTGGGATTCTCGCGGCCCGTACGAGGACAGCCGTGAGGCCGAACATCGGCACCGCATGGCGATCCACCGGTGTCGGCGTTGTCCGGCTCTCGACGCCTGCACGCGATATTTGCAGGAGCGGGAGGCGGAGGGCGAACCGATCGACGGCATCGTTGCCGGCCGTCTCTGGCGCTCCCGCGCGGCCGTGACCATCGTCGGCGACTGCGCCGACTGCGGCGCCGCGATGGCGAAGGCCGGCACGCCGGTCGCTGATCGACTCACCGATGATGGCCGTGTCATTGCCGGCCACGCCGGACGCGGCGTGTGCACCCGGTGCTGGCACCTCCGCAGAGGTGCCGGCACGCTCCACGAGCTGCCGAGCAGCGGCCGGGGCCGACAGGGGAGCGCAGCATGACCACGCCGCAGCTGGAGCTCATCCCGCGCACTCTCATCGCCCCCGCGCCCGCCGACCAGTGCGGCGAGCAGGTACCCGCCGACGACGGCCGCGGATTCCACAAGCCCGACTACTCCGCCAGCCTGGGCACCCGACACCTCCACGACCCGCGATGGTGGGGCCGCCTCATCCGCTGCCGCCCCGGCGACGCATCGGATATGACGCGCCCCCAGTGGCGCCGACTCATCCGCGTCTACTCCCTGCCTCACAATCCGGAATGGCCGGCCGACGGCACCGACGGGTGGCCCGAGCGCCGCATCGTCGCCGAAGACCCCGACGGCAGCCAGCACGTCTGCCTCGTCGCCTGCAACTGCGAGATCGCCGCCACCCGCCACGAGTGGGAGAACGGGGCGATCCCCCTGCCCGACATCCCCGACTACCGCTCCCTCGACGAGTAGGAGACCGCCATGCGATGCCGAGACCCCTAAACCACAACCCCGCCCCAACCGCCGCGCCACGACCAGCAGATGGAGACCACCATGACGCCGACAACCGACGCACCCCACCGCGCCGGGCAGCCCCGTTCCGGGAGTGATGCCTGATGGCGTGGGTGAAGTGGTCGGATACGGCGAACTCTCATCGGTGCTTCATGAAGCTCGCGGAGGTCGCAGCGGAGTCGGGAGACGCCCGCCTCGAAACCGAGGTGAAGGGCGCGGTGTTCTCGCTGGCCCAGTGGTCGGCGCAGACCTGGTCCGACTACGTGATCCCGTGGGGCGTGGCCATCAAGATTCTGGGGATGGGCCGGGCCCGTCCGCTGGTCGACGTCATGGTCGACGTCGGCCTGCTCATCGACTGCTCGACCGAGGAGGAGAAGGTCTACAAGCTCATCGAGGATGAGCAGGGCCTGTTCCACATCATCAAGCGGTCCGACAAGCTCATGGGCGCCAAGCGCAAGCGCGACCGCAACCGCGGCGCGCTGGTGGTGCCGGTGCTGCTGCGCGATGGCGCGGCCTGCCGCTATACCGGCGAGCCTGTCAACTTCAAGTCCACGAACTCCGACGACGGTGGCACCTTCGACCACCGCGCACCGGATGAGGAGACGACGCCGGACAACTACGTCGTCGCTTCCCGCGGGGCGAACATCGCCCGAGGTGAGGTCCCGGACCCGGATCGGCAGCTGCCGTTGATGGATCCGCCGGACTCTCCGGTGTACGACGATTGGATCCTCGAGAAGCTGGCGACGTGGCCGACGATTACGGCCCGCGTCGCCAAGCAGATGGGCATCCCGAACCCTTTGGAAACTCCAACGGGTTCGGTCGAGGCCCCCGCCGAACCGGGCCCCGCCCGGCGTACGGCCCCCGCCGAACCGGCAGCCAGCCGGCGCACGGCCACCACCACTCAACCGACCAGTCCCACGGATCCGTCCGGCAGCCAGCCGTCGCGTGATCCGCGATCCTCCGCGCCGCCCGCGCGAGAGTCGAGCGCCACCAGGGACAAGGGCCGCCAGGCCCGCAGCCTCCCCGCCAGCAAGGCTGAAACCCCAGCCCCTTCGACCCCAGTGCTTCGCGCTCCCGCCGGCAACCAGCCGCCCGGTGAACCCCGCCCCGCCACCGCTGAGTCTTCGCCCAGCGACCGGGGTGGCAACAAGCAGCCCCGCCGACGTCGCCGATCCCGGCGCCGCCGGTAACCCAGCAGCCCGGTTCCTCCACCGCGAAGCGAGCCAGCCGGACATCAAGCGCGAGACACGGTCACGCGCTGATGTTCGCGTACCCAACCACGCCTCAACCCGTTATGCCGAAACAACCTTTTCCCGTCTAGGCGGGGGAGGGGCAAAAGCCTAGGCACCGGGTCGGGACGGGTCGGGACGGGCCGGGTCGGGGAGACCTGTACAACCACCCACCTGAATCATTGGAAGCGAAGGAAGCATGGAGTTCTTTCTGACTGAGACCGAGCAGGACATGCTGGGCCGTGATCTGCACACGCTCGAAGTGCTGGGCCCTCGTGTCGCGGACATGATGGTGCCGTCGACGCCTGCGTCCGGGACGAATGCGGGGCGGCCGGCGAAGCGTGGTGGCTCGCGGCCGCCGGTGGTGATCCACGTCCTCGACGCGAAGATCGATGCCGGGGTGGTGCTGGCGAAGCTGGCCACGCGCCTGGTGATGACGGTCGGCCAGGCTGAAGTCGGGTCGCCCGGCACCAACGAGATCGCGGGCCTGGCGGCGTGGCTGCACCAGCACGTGCTGATCATCGCGGCGCAGCCGTGGGCGCGGGAGCGTGCGCTGGAGGTGGCGCGGGTGGCCCGCCGGGTGGCTGATCTGGTGGACCCGCCCCCGCCCGTCGATGCCCCGCCCCCTCCCCGTGCGCTTGGCCCCCACCCCCCTCCCGATCAGTCCCCCTCCCCATCGGGTGCCTGCTCCCCGGGGCAGGCGGGGCGGGGAGCGGTGGCGGAAGGCGAGGGAGTTCTTGGCGTCCGGTGGGAGCACGCGGGCTTTGCGTTCGGATCGTCGCGGCAGGTCGAGGAAGCTGCGCGTCTGCTCGGCGAGCCGGTCAGCCGCACGACGATCCGCAAGTGGGCGCGCGAGGGGCACGTGGTGGCGCACCTGCAGGACGACGGCACGCAGCTCTACTCGCTGGCCGAGGTACTCGAACACGCGCGGCGCTGGCGGCTGCAGCTCGACGAGGCATCGTCATGATCGGTGCTGACGTTCGTGCGCGCCGTAGCCGGCGGCTGGCCGCGCAGGTCGCGGCAGCTCGTGCGATCAGCGACGCACGGCGTGGGAGCCCGGACGCTGGGCCGTGGCCAAACGAGACCGGAATGCGCGGTGCTGCGGCCAGGCTTCAGCGTTCGCAGAAGGGGCAGAGCGGCACGACATGGTGCGGCACTTCGACCTGGGGTTTCCACCTCGTGTGCTACGCTGCGCTTAATCGTCGCGTGAACCCGGAAACGGTCACGCGGCGTTTGTCATTCAATCGCAGGTCAACGGTATGACGGTGGCGCGAGGAGGTGTCGATGGCGGGCTGGCGATCCAACTCCTGTGGCCCCCGGTCGCGCGGATTCCCGGAGGCCGTCCGCCTGGCGATCCTCTCCCGGGACCGGTACCAGTGCCAGCTGGCCTATCCCGGTTGCGCGGGCACAGCCACCGACGCCGACCACGTCATCCCGGTCTTCGAGGGCGGCAACGACGAGATGACCAATGGTCAGGCCGCATGCCCGGCCTGCCACAAGATCAAGACCCAGGCGGAAGCTGCCCGCGCCCGGCGGCGCCGCGCCCGCCGGCCGGCCCCGCGGCACCCCGGGCTCCGCGCCGACTGAGGGTGGGGGATGCCCCTCGCTCCGATCCCAGCCCGGGGCGGAGGGCAT